GTACAAAATTTAGTTTCTAACTATAATAAAGAATATATTACTTTAAATTTAGATTCTTCTGAAAATTCCACAGTAGGTGAAGTTGGGTCTGCCGAAGATCAAGCAGATACTGTCAATCAAATGGCCAAGAAGGCTGTTAGTCTTTAATTAAATCTTGTAATTTTGTTTTTAAGATGCTAAACTTAGCAAATGATTACCAACCGCTATCAATATCACAATTTAAAACGTTCACAGGTAAATGGGTCGAGACTCTATAATATTCCCGGAGGATTTAATGTTCCTTCGGTTACTACAATACTAGATGCTACAAAAAGCGAAGAAAGTCGTCGAGCACTAAACGAATGGCGTAACAGAATTGGACACAAAAAAGCACAAGAAATAACCACCGAAGCTGCTAGTCGTGGAACTAGAATGCACAAATTTCTTGAAGATTATGTTAAAACTGACGTTTTAGCTGAATCTAACGGTAATCCTTTTAGTTTGCAAAGTCGCCGAATGGCTGAAAAAATAATTCAACAAGGATTAATCAATGTCAACGAATTTTGGGGATTAGAAGTTTCATTATATTTCCCTGAACTTTATGCCGGAACTGCAGATTGTATCGGACTTTGGCAAAATAACCCAGCAATAATTGACTTTAAACAAACTAATCGACTTAAGAAAAAAGAATGGATTGACGATTATTTTTGTCAATTGGCAGCATATGCACTAGCTCATAACGAAGTTCACAATACTTCTATTAAAACTGGTGTGATATTAATGTGTAGTCAAAATTTGGAGTTTCAGCATTGGGTAATTGAACAGGATGAATTTGAATACTGGACTAATAAGTGGCTAGATAGAGTTGAAAAATTTTACCGTGGCGCTGATAAATAATCAAAAAGGGTAGATGATGGCCATTGTTCAACTTTCTAGAATCACCAATAGACGAGGTTTACAGCAAGATTTACCTCAGTTAGCCCCGGGCGAACTTGGTTGGTGCTTAGATTCAAGATTATTATTCATAGGAAACGGTCTATTAGAAGAAGGTAGCCCGGCAATCGGTAATACTGAAGTTTTAACAGAATTCAGTGATATCAAACGATTGGTTGAACAAATCGATGGTCCGATACAATTTAGTATTGCTGGAGTACATATTTTAGCCGATGGAGAAGGTGATGGTGTAAATCCATTGACTGATAGCGGCTTTGTGTTTCCTAATGCAGCTACCGGTGCTAAATTAGAATATCAAATAAGACGAAATAACTTAACAAGAACAGGATTTATGGATATTAGTTTTAACTCATCGGGTATTTACTATAGTGATAATTATGTAGAGCCTTCAAGCTTGGGAGTAGTTATCGCTCCGGTATTCAGCACTGGCACAAAACGATTATTTTATACTACAACATCAACTGGATTTATCGCTGAATTTACCGGCGCAATTCGTTACTTCACCTAAAATTAATTTATGTGGAATATGAATCCGCAAGAGCGTCTTGCTGAATGGAAAACTTTTCGTCAATCTTTAAATAAAGAAAATCCCGAACAAGCATTGAATAATATTTGTACCTGGTGGAGCTATGTACCATTTGTTGACAAATATCTAGCTACTATTGCAGTAAGTAAATGGCCCGGACCATGGGAATTAATTTACGAAGGAAAAATATGTGATATTGGACGAGCTTTGGGTATGCTTTATACATGGTCCTTAACTGATCATGCTAAAAATTTCAATACCGAGCTAAGACAATATTATAATCATTGTAGAGAAGAAATGGTGAATTGTGTTTATATAAATCCCGGCGATTTTGTATTAAATTTAGAGTTTAATACAGTTTTAAAAAAACATTCTTTTAATAGTGGGTTTGAGCTGATACATACATATCCTGCCAATAAATTATTAGAAATCTAAGAGGTCAAATGAATAAAACAATATCAATTATCAAAAGAGATGGAACAAAAGAACCGCTAGACATAGACAAAATTCATAAAGTATTAGAGTGGGCAACTGAAGATCTGCCTAATACCTCAGTCAGTGACATTGAAATGATGAGTCATATACAAATATACGACGGAATCACCACTGAACAAATACACGATATACTTACTAAAGCAGCTGAAGATCTTATTAAGCAAGAATATAATTATCAATTTGTAGCTGCTAGACTGGCATTATTTCATTTGCGAAAAAAAGTTTTAGGACAGTTTGATCCAATTCCTATTCAAGATTTGGTTACACGTAATATCGAACGTGGTGTTTATGATTCACAACTTTTAAATTATTATACATCAGACGAATGGATAAAAATTAATAGTTGGCTTGATCATCATCGAGACTATAAACTAACCAGTGCAGCAGTTAAACAGGCTATGGATAAGTATCTAGTTAAAGATCGTACCACTGGGCAAATTTACGAAACACCACAATATGCATTCATGTTGATTGCTTGCGTGATGTTTAAAAATTATGCTCGAGATATTAGATTAAACTATGTTCGAGATTTTTATGATGCGATTACTAGATTTCAGATCAGTTTACCGACCCCGGTATTAGCTGGAGTTAGAACTAGTACTAAACAATTTAGTAGTTGTGTATTGATTGACATCGACGATAATCTTGATAGTATTGGTGATGCTGCTACTGCAATTATGAAGTACGGAGCTAAACGTGCTGGTATTGGAGTTAATGGCGGTCGTATTCGTGCAGTAAAAAGTAAAATTCGTGGCGGAGAAGTTAGTCATACCGGAGTCATACACTACTATCGTAAATTTGAAAGTAGTCTAAAATGTTGTAGTCAAGGTGGTATTCGTGATGCTGCAATGACATTATATGCACCGATTTGGCATTTAGAAATCGAAGATATTATGGTGCTTAAAAATAATAAAGGAACACCAGATAATCGGGTTCGTAAAATTGATTATGGTATTCAATGGGATACCTATTTAATTAAACGAGCAATTGCCAAACAACCTATTACTTTATTCAGCCCACATGATGTAAAAGATTTATACGAAGCATATTTTAAAGCGGATCGAACAGAATTTCAAAATCTATATGAAAAATATGAGCAAGATCCTAAAGTTAGAAAGAAACAAGTCAATGGTAGAGACCTATTAGAATTATTTCTGAAAGAACGTCAAGAAACTGCACGTATCTATAGTTTCATGGCCGATCATGTTAATACACATAGTCCTTTTAAATTGCCGATTTTTCAAAGTAATCTCTGCGCCGAAATCGCATTGCCAACTCGACCTATTCGTAATGCAATTAATGTGTCAGAAGGAAAAATTGACTTTGAAGGCTGGATTCAACTTTGTACTTTGAGTGCTATTAATCTCGGTACTCTACGTAACTTAACCGATTTAGAAAAACGAATGAATCTGTTAGTTCGTGGATTGAATGAATTGCTTGACTATCAGGATTATCCTATTCCTCAAGCTAAAATTGCTACCATGCTTTTTAGGCCATTGGGTATAGGTGTTATTAATTATGCGTATTGGCTAGCAAAACAAGGGTTTAAATATAACGATCAGGAAAGTTTTGATGCTACACACCGATTAGCTGAAGCTATGTATTACTATGCATTAAAAGCGTCAGTGGATCTTGCCGAGGAACGAGGTTCTATTCCTGGAATAAATGACACAATTTATGCCGACGGAAAATTAATTATTGATAATTATTGTCAAGAGGTAGATCGTATAGTTACAGTTGGTTTGGAATTGGATTGGGAATCATTACGTGATCGAGTCAAAAAATTCGGTGTTCGTAATGCCACATTATTAGCTCTAATGCCCAGTGAAAGTAGTAGTATTATGAGTAATGCCACCAATGGTATTGAACCTATTCGAAGTCTGGTTACTGAGAAAAGTAACAAAAATACCAGTTTTGTACAAGTGGCTCCTGAAGCTGCTAAACTACGCAATTCGTATGATTATCTATGGGATATGCGCCCCGAACATTTTGATGGTTATTTGAAAAATATGGCTATCTTTCAAAAATTTGTTTGTCAAAGCATTAGTACTAATACAAGTTATAATCCTGACCATTTTATCGACGATAAAATCTCTTTACAAGTATTGATGAATCATTTTATACTTGCAGCTAAACTAGGCATCAAGACTCTTTACTATGCGAATACCAAAGGACTCGAAGAAGCCAAAGACGAAACTACTGTTGATCAACCCGAAGAAATTAAAGAAGATCCAGCAGATTGCGATGCTTGTAAAATTTAAGGAATTTAAAAATGATAACAATTTATGGAAAACCGCAATGCGGCTTTTGTGAACAGGCTAAAAATTTAAGTCAAACTCAATCAATCCAGTATAGATATGTAGAGGTTGATTTTGGACAATCGAGACAACCGGATGTAGAATATATTAGTCGTGACCATTTTATTATGATGTTTCCCGAAGCACGTTCAGTACCACAAATATTAGTTGATGGTATTCATATCGGTGGATTTACTGAGTTTCAGAATTATATAAAGGAACAACAAAAATGACTGTATTTAATAGTAATCCTATTGATGTTGCTAACCAATACATGTTTTTTGGTGAGCAACTAGGTTCGGCTCGTTACGATAAAATTAAAAATCCAATTTTTGAAAAACTAACAAGAACACAAAACAGTTTTTTTTGGCAACCAGAAGAAATTAATCTCACTAAAGATGCAGCCGATTTTAAAGATTTAACCACTGCCGAAAAACATATTTTTACTAAAAATATCAGTTATCAAATTCTGTTAGACAGTGTACAAGAACGAAGTCCACTATTGGCCTTTTTACCATGGGTTAGTAGTCCCGAACTCGAACCTTGCATAATTACGTGGGCATATTTTGAGGCTATTCATGCTCGTAGCTATCAGTATATTCTTCAGAATATTTTTAATGATCCTACACAAGTTTTTGATGGTATTGTGACTGATAAAGAGATTATTCGTCGTGCTGAGGCTGTTACAAGATACTACGATGATTTTATTCAGTATAGTGATATTTGTCGTGTAGGCGAAGGTAATTTAAATTTATTAAAAGAAAAATTTTTCTTAGCTTTAGTCAGTGTATATGCGTTAGAATCTATTAGATTTTACGTAAGTTTTGCCTGTAGTTTTGCTTTTGCACAGCTGGGTAAAATGACTGGCAATGGTCGAATTATTAAATTGATTGCTCGTGATGAAAGTCAACATATGGGTATCACTATGAACATTATTCGTAATTATCAGAGAGATAAAGATGATCCCGAGATGACCGAAATTGCTCAAAAATTAGAGCCCATGATTGTGGAAATATTCGAAGAAGCTATTGAACAAGAAAGACAATGGGCAAAGTATCTTTTTAAAGATGGTCCTATTTTGGGACTCAATGAAGAAATGCTCAAATTATATATTGAACATATTGCCGGTAAACGTATGCGAGCATTGGGAATTAAAAATCGTTACGAAAAAACCGCCAATCCGTTTACTTGGATAAATCAATGGCTCGAGGGTGAGACTACACAAGTGGCACCACAAGAAGCTGAGATTGTTGATTATCGAATTGGTAATTTTGATAGTAATATCAACGATGAAGAATTAATTAGTCTATAAGGAAAAATATGTTAATCGAAAAAACTGATCCAACTGAAGTATACTGTTTTAAACTAGTTAACGGAGATGAACTAATTGCTCGTATCGCCGAGTCCGATGCAGATAGTTATCTTATCACCGATCCTGCAACGGTAGTACCTAGTGCGCAGGGTATTGCTCTTATACAGAGTCTTTTTACAATGAAAGAAGGGCAGAAAATTAGATTGAATCGAAATCATGTTATGATGTTTGCAGAAGTTGATTCTCGTATGCGTAGTCACTATATTAAAACTGTAACTGGTTTAGAAACTAACCCGGATACTAAAATTATCATTTAGTATAAATATCTAGGTAGAGGATCGTATGCCTTTAGATTTTGATACTTTAAATAGCTCCATTTCTGCAATGAAAGTAGATGCTAACAGCATCAAAGCAGGAGTGGATACTCTAACTACTACTACAACCAACAGTTGTAATATCCTAGGATCTTGTGGTTCGTTGTTGGGAGATAAGGTCAAAGAGGCAGCAAAAGAAGTAGAAAAAGCTGTTGGTGAAGCGTTAAAAGGGCTCGGACAACTAAGCTCTAAAATATCTGAGGCAATCAGCTCTGCTACTGATTTTATAAAACAAATTAAAAATAAGCTGAGTAAATTAACTGCCAGTGCGATTGGTAAAATTAACGAAGCTTTTAGCAAAATGCAAAGTGCTATCACTGATGCTAAAGATTCAGTTGATACCGGAGATATTAGTAGTATTTTTACACAGATCAACACAGGGCTGAATAATATAATAAGTAATATAAAAACAGCTATCGGTGGTATAACAAAAGTTACATGTAAAGTAACATCCGATGCATTAAAATCTCTCGGTGCTGGTGCTAGTTCCGAAATAGATAATATAAAAAGTGCAATATCAAGTGCGTCGGGTGATATCACTGGAGCAATAAATTCAACTATAAGTTCTACTTCTGGTGCAGTTTCATCGGCTTCATCGGCCGTCGGTGGTATCACAAGTTCAATTAATACAGCAGCCGAGGGATTATCATCAACGGGTAAGGAAGCTCAAAATGTTGCCACTAAGTTAGTAGGGTCCAGTGTTACTAGTAATCTTAACAGCTTATCATCAGCAGCATCGAATTTAGGTAGTTCTATCGGTGATCTTGCAAAATCAGCCGGTGGAGCAATCGACTCGGCATTATCTAGTTTCAAGAAATTAGCATTATGAGAGGATGTGTTCGTTTAGGCGATAGAGTTTCTGGAAAATGTTCCGGGCCTGGACACCCAGCTAATTTACAAACTGGAGGAACGATCGTTACTGCTAGTTCCGATGTAGTAGCCAATAATCGTGGTGTAGCAAGAATAGGTGACAAAGTACAACTAGATTGTAATTCGTCACATTACGGTGTTATTACTAGTTCTAGTACTGATGTAAAATCTAATCGAGATAATGCTCGTTTGGGAGATAGTGTTTCTGGAGAAAATGTAACTTTCAGCGGAGAAATAATCACCGCTAGTACAGATGTTTTTGTAAATTAAAAGGAGTTTTCCATGACCTTAAATGAAATCGAACAATTAGTTATTAACAGTGAAGAAGTAGACATGTCCGACGATGATTTTGGTATTATTATCGGCCCAGATGGAAAACTTAAATTATTGTTATTGCCCGACGATATTAAGGACAGTGATGATGTACCAGATATTGTTGCTGAAATTATTTCAATGTTTGACGAAACAACTATATACAATCAAAGTCGTGTAGTTCATTAATAAAAAACCGCCCCGAAGGGCGGTTTTCTTTGGTCCGATCTTAATTAAAAAGTATTTAGGATTGGGCAGTGGGCACGGATCAGCTCACGTTCACGAGCATGAGCAGCCAACCGTCCACGTACAATTTCTAGTATACCATAAGTATGTAATTCAGCGCCATGTTCGCGCAGACTACGGCACAGAGCCCAATCCTTACACTCAGTCAGTGCACGACGGAGATGTTTCTGCATACGAACTCGAAGTGCAGCACGAACATTTCCTGAAGCAACAGTAATCCCTACATACTGCTCTTGAGTCACAGTATTAGTGATCACATAAACTGCGTGGTTGCAGTCGTTGCGGCGTTTGCGGGTGCTAGTGCGACGTTTCATAGTGTTATAATTATAGCAAAAGTCAATATTCAGGTCAACCGAAATATGTTGTAAAAAACTCACAAATTTAGGTTGACTTTAGCTAAAAATTCCTGTAAAATCATGTGTTTACACCTCAAAATCTGTTGTTTTTTTACCACAAAATGACTACCAAGCAAAAAATTACTGCTACAGTATATGATCGTCGGGGTCGTGTTCTTAGTATCGGCATCAATAGTTATGAAAAAACTCATCCGAGACAGGCTTTTCTTGCGAAACGAGTTGGGATGCCTGAACGACAATATCTTCATGCTGAGATTAGTGCTTTAGTTAAATGCCGCGGTAAACCTTATAAAATCCAAATTGAGCGACGCAATTCTCAGGGTCAACTACAGTTGGCTAAACCTTGTCCTATTTGTGAATTGGCTATTCGAGAAGCCGGAATAAAATTTGTTGAGTATTCAATTTAATTGACAGTCGCCGAGATATTCATGTATAAATATATTTGTATGAAACGCCTACAAAGGGTTCATACATTGTCATTCGCTTAATAAAGGAGAAAATTATGACAAGACTAACAACTTTAGATCTATCCCCTCTTACTCGTGCTACTATTGGATTCGATCGTTTGTTTGAACAAATGGATCGTCAATTCGGAAACTCTGCCGGTGGTGGTTATCCCCCATATAACATCACTCAGCTTAATGAAGACGAGTATATAATCACCATGGCAGTGGCTGGATTTAGCTTAGATGATTTACAAATCACTAAAGACAATAACGTGCTCACTGTTGAAGGAACATCGCCTCGCAAAGAAGATGAAGAAAGTGTAAATTATATTCATCGTGGAATTGCTAGTCGTGGTTTCAAAAAGCATTTCACTGTCGCTGAATATGTAGAGGTGGAATCAGCTTCACTGGAACTTGGTATGCTTAATATTCATCTTAAGCGATACATTCCAGAGGAAAAACAACCTAAAAAAATTGCAATTAAATTTAATGGTTGATTTGGTTAGATAGGTCTACAGCTCGGAGAAATCCGAGCTGTAATTATAAAGAGAAAATAATGGCAACTGATTCAGACACAATTTTAAAAACAGAAAATGCTGTAAAAACTCGTATTAAATCTCATTTAAAAGAACCCTCAAAATATCGTGTAATTTTTTTAAATGATGACAAAACTACAATGGAATTTGTAGTTGATAGTCTAATGGAATTCTTTTATTACAAAGAAGATGATGCACTATTAAAAACTAAAGAAATTCATGATGATGGTAGTGCCGTGGTTGCAATATATAGTTATGAACTGGCCGAACAAAAAGGAATCGAAGTTACTTTAGCAGCACGAACTTCTGGATTTCCTTTACAGGTTAGAATCGAGGCTGAAGAATGATATTCGATACATTAAAAAATTTACGTGGAAAAGAAATTGGTTTTACTTGCAGTACATTTGACCTTTTGCATGCCGGGCATATAACAATGCTAGCCGAGGCCAAAAGCTATTGTGATTATTTGATTGTTGGATTGCAAGTTGATCCCACTATTGATCGACCAGAAAAAAATTTCCCAGTACAAAGTATTGTTGAAAGACAAATACAAGTACAGGCAGTGAAATATATCGATTCAGTAATCGTTTATCATACTGAAAAAGATTTAGAAAATTTATTAAAAATTTTACCCATCACACAACGCATTTTAGGGGTAGAATACATTGACCGAGATTTTACAGGTAAACAAATTTGTATTGACCGTAATATTAAAATTGTTTATAATTCACGAAATCACGATTTTAGCTCGTCAGAATTACGAGCACGAATTGCTAAATTAGAAAATATTTAAAATTATGGATTGTATGATTGATATGGAGACGCTGAGCGTTACTCCTGATAGTGTTATTTTGACTGTTGCAGCAGTAAAATTTAATCCGCATAATACGGCCGGGGTTACAGATAAAATCTATCTTAAATTAGATGTCAACGAACAATTAGAGTCGGGGCGTAATGTCAACGATGACACACTAAATTGGTGGAGTAAACAAAGCCCCGAAGTATATAATGAAGCTATGTCTGAACATGATCGTCAATCTGTTCAAGAATGTTTAAATAAATTAACAAAATTTTTAGTTGGTACTGAAAATATTTGGTGTCAAGGTCCGGTATTTGATATAGTTATATTGGAAAATATTTTTCGACAATATAATATGCATTATCCATGGCAATATTGGCAAATCTCGGATAGTAGAACACTGTTCAAATCATTGAAATATGATCCAAGAAAACAATTAAGAGACGATTCCAACTCTGCTCATCATAATGCCTTGGATGATGCTATAATTCAAGCTTTGTCTGTTCAGCAATGTTTTAAAATAATAAAATCGATTGAGACCAGTTAAAAATGGATTGTTGTTATAAATAACAATGCCATGAATAACATCAAAAATTATAATCATATTTTAATAAAAGCATTTATTAAAAATCAAAAGCAGCAAGAAATACTGTTTCGTAAACAAAGTTTGATACAACAAGTTTACAATTACTATAATTTAGAACCAATCTCTGAGTTATATATTGGATTTAATCCTGCAATGTTGATTTCTAAAGCAGAAAAATCTTTTGTATTAGGTATCAGCGAAAGCGATTTTCAACAGTTAGAATCACTTGGTTGTAAATCCACAAGAGTGGAAAATTTAAGTCAACTTGATTTATCTGTGGATTCTGTAATATCAGGCGACGAATTCTTTACATTTTTAATCAACGAATCCGAACAAAGACAATTTTTAGTTGATCTTCGAGAAAAAACTAATCATATTTGTATTACTACATTAAAAGATTATAAAAATCAAGATTTTAAAGACAGAGAATTTAGTTTTCCGATAGTGGTTAAAAATTCAAATGATTTTGAAATTTATTTAGAACACCATGAACACGATTTAAATTTAAAAAATAGTTGGGATACTACTGTATATTCTTTTAATAATAGGGATCATACAGTATATGGACCTTTTTCGAGACGTGCAGTTTATTTTAAACAACTGGCTAAATTCACCGCAGATGCCGGATTTACCGATTTTGTTATACACAAAAATCTAATGTATAAAAGTATGATTCGTAAAAATTACGAACACATGATTAGTTTCGGTTAATTATTTTCGAAATAATTGACTACATTAAAATTATCCTGTAAAATACAAAGATGAATGATACTGTATATGGTATTATTACCCAAGAAACAGGAACAATAATTCCCGAATATTCTTTTCATGAATTAAACACCAAACCTGTACTAACTATGGCAGCAAACGGAAATATCACATTCAATATCGAGGGCGAAGAATACCTACGTATCACAGAGACAGGTTTTTTTGTTCGTGGAGAGCAGGTCGCACCTAACAGCAAAGAAGCCGAACAAGTCTATAACGCATTCAAACAGTGGTTGGTATGGGCACACCTCGTACAACAGTCTTAAAATTTCGTCCACAAGATTACAATCACCGTCATTGGCTGAAATGGCATCGTGAATCTGGCGAATACTATGGATTGTATAATTGGCAGCAAAATTATAGTGATCGACTATGGCGGAAAATGAAATGGCCTAGATATTACAAAATAGGTCAACATCTGCAATATTTGGCTCAACATGCGCCAAAAAACATTCGGGTAAAATGGTTGCCGGCTTGGCGTCGATTTCTTAAACATTATTCAAAATATTAATCAATCTAAATAACATAAAATGAAAACTGTTCTTATTACTGGATCAAGTGGGTATATTGGTAGTCATTTAACTAAATTATTGAGTAAAAATTATCATGTAATTGCACTTGATTTAAATCCGTCTAAAGTCTCGATTGATAACTTTCATCAATTAGACATTAGATCGATTAAAAGTTTTCCTGTCAAAGTCGATACAATTGTGCATTTAGCTGCATTGGTGCAGGTTAATGAAAGTTTAAAAGATCCATTGAATTACTATTCAACTAATTTATTCGGTACCACTAATATTTTAAACACAATAGATTGCAACAATTTTATTTTTGCCAGTACAGGAACAGCCGAGCATTGTAATCATCCATATAGTATTAGTAAACGTGCAGCAGAGGATTGTGTAGCTCATTATTGTCATCTATACAATAAAAATTACACAATTTTTCGTTTTTATAATGTCATCGGTTCGTCGGGCTTTGCTCCTACAAATATAGATGGTTTATTTTATAATTTAATCAAAGCCACAAAAACTGGGCAATTTACAATCTATGGTAATGATTACGATACTATAGATGGAACTGCGGAAAGAGATTATGTTCATGTTGATGAAATCTGTGAAGCTATCGAAACAGCAGTCGAAAGACCTGCAAACCAATTAGAGAATCTCGGACATGGTAAAGGATTTTCAGTTAAACAAATTGCAACAATTTTTCAAAATGTCAATCGTAAAAATTTCGAAATTAAATATGGACCGAGGCGTGATGGTGATCTAGAACGTAGTATTTTATCTAATCCTAGTTTATACTTGCCTAATCTATATAGTATTGAAGATTTACTAACTATTCCGGACGTATTAGAATGAAAATTGGATTCGCATGTAAGTGGATCGATCGAGCCGATCAGGTTAATGGTATTGGCCCCAAGGACGATTGCAAAAAATACAATACCGGTGCCACCACAGTAGCATGGTTAAATAGACAAACAAGAGAGGTTGCGGAACAACGACTATGGGACTTAATGAAACAAAATATCGAATCAACAAGACTGTTGGTTCAACGAGTAGGAGAGTTAGATGATGGACTTCGGATGGTACGTCTTTCAAGCGACATTCTTCCTGTTTATACTGAGTCTAGCTGGCGCTACTTTTGGCAGCTACCTGATGTTAAAAGATATG